GGTGATCCCACTTTTCGAAGAATTACCCGCGATATTTTTCGTAAAATTGGTCCTGATAAACCGGACCTGTCTGCTAACATCCTGGAACTCGTACCTGTTCCCAAGAGTTGGAAAATCGACCGTCTTATCACCCCGCTAACACTTTTAGGCCTGTTTTGGTCCTATGGTGTTGGAGGTGTTGTTGAGGAACGGTTGCGTGATGCAGGGCTCGATATTCGCCGCCTCTCTGAAATTCATAAGAGGCTAGCGAAGAAGTACTCTGTTTCTACAACGCATGTCACAGCTGATTTATCTTCTGCTAGTGACGGACTGACGCGTTGGTTGTTGATGTGTGTATTGCCACGCGAGTGGTACTCAGCTTTAAAGCTTACATTTGTTGATCGCCTAGCCTATGAAGGCTCCGTGAGATATACAAACTCCGCTTTACCGATGGGGAACGCAGCAACATTTCCAGTCGAAACTCTTGTGTTCTATTGCTTAATCAAGGCGATAGGCGACCTCACTAAAGTTGAAGGAGTCTTTTCTGTGTTTGGTGATGATCTCATCTACCCGAGAAAGGCACACAAGTTCATTTCAACCGTCTTACAAGACCTAGGGATGACACTCAACCGGGATAAAACCTTTGTTGAGTCAAATTTTCGTGAATCCTGTGGTGGTGACTACTACCACGGATGTGACGTCCGACCGGCACTCCTGCCGGAAAATGCGTCAACTCATTTGAAGGGTTTACGTTATCAACAGTATCTTTACAAGATACTAAACTCGCTCCTGACTAGATGGGATGAAGCTGAGATTCCCCGAACTGTGGCCTATTTAGAGTCCGAAATTATCCGGTCTTCATTTAACCACAGAGTTCTGAGGGTTCCTTTTTCATTTCCACCCACAGCAGGCAAGCAGGTTGACAACCCGTTTGCTCCTGTTGACGGAATGTATTATGGAAAGATAAACCGCATTTGTTACGTCGTCGCCTCGCCCCCTTTTGTTGGGTATGGCGATGAGATGTATACATTTGATGCGATTGTCTCCACGCCCAAAAAGCGTCGTCCAGTACATTCTGTCGTTCCCTATTATTGGGAATGGCTGCGATCAACAACGCCTAAGCTCTTCTCTGTTGAGGACCTCCATATCCTCTCTGAGCTAGGCCACGTTAACTATCGCGGATA